TGAACTTGCCCGCTATCCATCTCCACCAGTTCCTCATAATCCAGACGCTTCTAACGTAGCATGGACATATGCAACATCAGACCTTACATTTAATTCTATTGCTGCGTTTCCTGGTGCTATTGCAATTGGTTATACGTTAGGTGCAATATCAAGAATTCAGGCATACACACTTACAGCTGGATCTTTACTTGCTGGTCTTGATGATCCATATATTATTGCTGAACTTCCACGTGGAGAACTTCTTAATCAGGTTCGTTGTTATCTAAACGAGTATGTAGTTCTTGCAACTACTGAGGGTATCCGTGTAGGTAATCTAGGTACAGATGGAATTAGTTTTACATACGGTTCTATTAACGTAGAAGGCGATTGCAAAGATATTGCTTTTAATCAATCATACATTTATGGAACTCGAGGACTTGCAGTCTCAGGTACATATGGTGCTTGGCGTCTTGATTTAGGAACAACACTTCTTTCAACATATGGTTATACATCTACCGCTACTGGATATGCCTATGCACCAGATGTTGTTACAGATGGAAACATACCAACTGGCATTTCATTTGTTGGTCAAACTGAACGTAAGTTCATTACCTCTTCCAGTGGTGTATGGGTTGAAGATGCAAGCATAGTAGCTCGATCTGGATATCTTAAGTCTGGATGGGTTCGATTCGGAACTAGCGAGAAGAAGCAACCAGTATCGTTGTCGGTTCGCTCATCACTTCCTTCTGGAAATACAAACGCATATCTTGGTTTTAATCTATACGATCAAGAGAATCACTCTGTTGATATTGGTTCTATTCCAATTGGAATGACAACTGAAATCTACCTTGCTGGTTCTTTACAACCAGCAGATCACTTTGAGGTTACGTTTAACTTTAATGCTGGTTCTGATACAGCAACTGGTGGACCAGTCCTTGAACAATGGACTCTTCGTGGTTTACCAGCACCGCTACGTTCAAGAACATTCACAGTTCCATTACTTTGCTACGAAGATGAAAGAGATTCTAATGGTGTATCCAGAACATCTAAGCCATACGACCGTCTCAAATACCTTGAGACTATTGAACAAAACGGTGGCGCGGTTCTCTTCCAAGACTTCTCTACAGGAGAAGAAAGAATCTGTGTTATCCGAGCTATCCAATACGAGCAAGCTGCACCTCCAACTTTTGCGAGGGGCTTCGGAGGAATAGTTACTCTGCAGTTGCAGACAATCGACCATGAAGATTCAATTGTTTAATGGTTGATACAAATAAATTAATCACGATAGTTTCACCAGATCAAAGATCAGAACTAGTCACACAAGTGCGTGTGGCTCTTAATGTTGCTGGCGATGACCTGCTTGATGCTCCCCTAGCTGAAGTGCTTCGAGGGTTGCAGCGTCGCATTGGTATCCCAGCAGTCGGGTGCATCAATCAAGCCACGCTAGATGCGCTCGCAGTTGCTCCACCTGAATGGTAGGGCGAAAAGGGAGGGGGAATGAGAAATCATTCCCCCTCTTTTTTTATTTAATAAGCAGATTTATCTTTAAGATATATTCGAATTGACCATTCTAATCCAATGTTAAAACCATCAGACCATTTGTCTTTTACTGGGATTCTTGTTTCCAGGATTTTATAGATTACCTTTTTCATGTGTTCGACATACTCTTCATTTTTGTGATGCGCCAATAGCGCACCGATGTATTCGTCCCACTTGGCTTTCTCTTCTGGTTCCATATATCTCCATATCTTTTCATTGGGCTGCTTTCGCAGCCCATCCCGCCCACCACCCCTCAACCCTATATCATTATTGGTAAAAATGTATGGCGTGTCGGTACAGGAAACCTTTGGTTACCTTTGGTAACCTTGGTGTATGAATGAACTTCCTCCTCATAGATCATTTAGCCAGCTATCTACTTGGCAGTCATGCCCTCAGAAATATTATCTGAGTAAGGTAGCCATGGTTCCAGAAAAACCAGCCGTCTATTTGGCTGCTGGTTCCGCCGTCCATTCAATGTTGGAGTGGTTAAACCATGAGCTCTACCGACAGCAATCCACAGGGGATTGACCAGCGGGGCGTACCTAGCAATGAGTGTATCAATTGCGGTAGTAACGTCCAAGTAATCAGAGCGGTATTTTCAGACTACGAGTTGGTTATGTGGTTCTTAGATTCGTTCTGCGCCCAGTGTGGCTCACCAATGACAGCACCAACACCAGTAGATCACCCAGATTGGAACCCCGATGAATATCGATTTGACAACTAAGTGGGCAGAAGTATTTAATGATGCTGTCCTAGAGACGGAACAGAAAACTGGCATTCCCTCTTCGGAGTGGAAGACCGCAGGGCGTAAGACCACCTTACGCCCTGACGGGGAAGACCTGCCTTTCTGGCAGAGCGATGGACTCAAGCAGGTTGAGGCGTACCATAACTGGTACAAGCAGTCTGGTTGGAAGATCGCTACTATGCCCGATGGGCGTCCTGGAATCGAATGGGCTGCTGATGTATTCTTCGGGGGTACACCAGTGCGTATGGTTGTTGATGCGGTATACCAAGTAGGGGAAGACTTAGTTATCGTTGACTACAAGACTGGTTCCAGGACACCCTTCGGTGCTATCCAAGCAGGACTTTATGCTTCTGGTATTGAAAGAAGTTATGGCATCCGCCCTAAGTGGGGTGCTTTCTTTATGACTCGCAAGGGCGAGCTTGATGAATTAATTGACTTGTCACATTTGACAATGGAATATTTTGATTATGTATTTGGCGCAATGAACGCTTCCGTTTGGGAGGGTTGGTTTCCGCCATCAGTTGGTGACTCATGCAGGATGTGTAGTTTTACGGCACAATGCCCTGCAATGGGTGGTAAAGATTTCCCATTACAAATTCAGGGAAAAAGAAAAGGAGATGAACTAGATGACTGAATCTACGTTCTCATACACAGGTAAGTTGAACTCAACTGACCTATTCACTGTGCGTGGCAATAGCGTAAGTGAATTCAAAGCAAACCTAACAGCAGCAGTCGAAGCAATCGCTGAGGCTACTGCGCTACAGCAGACACTGAATAACCGTTCAGGCGGTGCATCAGGGAATGCATATACACCTAATACAGATGCAGCATTGCAGATGTTAAAGGATGCAGGACTCAATCCAACTCCAGTTGCTACAGGAACCGCAACTCCTCAAGCAATTGAAGTAATTATGGATCGCTATGGTAATGAATGGACATATGGACATCCAGATGCACCAGCACTACCAGACGGTCGTGGCAAGTACGCAAAGAAAAAGGGTACTTCCAAGGCTGGCAAGGCTTACGTTGGTTGGTTTGACCCAGCTAAGGGACCGAAGCCTTTCACACCAGGTGCAACAGAAGCAGAAACCATCTGGGCTAAGTAATTAAATGCGTTCACTATTGCAAGTAGTCGGAGTGGAATCTCCAGCAGGTCACGCCCTGCCAGAGATTCTTCCTCAACTTACAGGTGCTCAGGTTACCTTTCGCCAAGCACAGTTACATTTGGTTGCAGCGCAACCAGGTGGTGGTAAGACGATGCTTGCATTGTGGTACGCCGTAACTTCAAAGACTCCAGCTCTTTACTTTTCAGCAGACTCAGACTCAAGAACCATTGCCCTTCGTGCAGGAGCAATCATTATGGATAAGCCTGTGTCAGACGTTGAGAAGATGATGGACTCGGAGGCTAGCGTCTTATTAGAAGACGCTCTTGCCGATGGTGCAGCACATATTCGATTCAACTTTGATCCGTCACCATCTCTTCAAGACATCGAGGAAGAGATAGAAGCTTGGATTGAATTGCACGGTGCTCCACCAGAGGCAATCTACATTGATAACTTAATGAACGTAGCAGCCATGAGTGACAACGAGTGGACTGCATTACGTGATGCCATGTCAGCCTTTCACTATATGGCACGTGAATATGAATCAGCATTTATTGTTCTCCACCATGTATCTGAGAATGAGAAGATGTCAAAGCCAAACTATCCTGCGCCACGTAAGGCGTTGATGGGCAAGGTATCAGCACTACCTGAACTGGTTCTTAGTGTGGCATTAGATGGTGCAGCAAATGCTTATCGCATTGCTGTGGTTAAGAATCGTCATGGTAAAGCAGACCCAACTGCAGAAAACTTTATTACTTTATCTGCCGAGCCAGCACACATGAGTTTATATAACTCTCCCGCTGATTTACAAAGAGCTAGGACGTTACGTCAATGGCAATAGTTATTCTTTCTGAAGATGAACTAATGGATGCATTAAGGTTTGTACATAGAGTAAGAGAGAATAAGAAACAGTATGAAGTCACGGATCGTAAGTTTGATAAAAACAATTCCTCGTATTCCGTTAATCTTATGGGTCGCTTGGGTGAGATGGCAGCTGCTCAGATCCTTGGGCTACAAGTGGACAACAGCATTACGCCGAGCGGTGATGATGGACACGACCTCAAGACAATATTGGGTAGAACTTTACAGGTTAAGACGTCGACACTACCGCAATTAATATTTAATGCAGCAGATTTATTTGTATCCGACATTGCAATATTGGTTAAGTTTTCTGGAGATAAACAACTGCCACATGTTGACAGTGAGTTTGATGTAATGGGCTGGGTTACTAGAGAAGTATTTCTTGCGAACCATTATCTACATGACTATGGTTACGGTACTCGATTAGTAATGGACGCTAATCAACTACAACCGATTGAGAGTCTTGTCAATGAAATATCCAGACTTTAGTGATGCATTGTGTAGAGAAGTTGGTGTTGAGTTCTTCTATCCAGAAGATGATGTAAGTATTGTTCCATTAGCTAAAAAGATTTGCAGTAATTGTCCAGTAATTAACGAGTGTTTAGAATGGGGATTGCATCATGAAACCTTTGGTATATGGGGTGGCACTGTGCCACGTACAAGAATGATGATGCGTAGAACAATGGGTATAACTGTTCAATCTATTTTGGTTAGCGATTATCTATGAGCACACCCGCTAAACGCAAGGGTTCTCAATATGAAAGAGACGTAGCCAAGTGGCTAGTCTCTTATGGTTTTCCATGCGCTGAACGTGCGTATGGTGCAGGTCGTCACGACGATGTTGGTGATATTGATGGCATCGATGGCGTAGTGATAGAATGTAAGAACGAAAAGAAGATCACTCTCAGTAGCTATCTGCAAGAACTCTCGGATGAGATGACTCATGCTGATGCTGAGACTGGCGTGGTGCTAATAAAAAAGCGTGGCACTACAAATGTCTCAGAGTCATACGCGGTAATGCCCGCATGGCTCTGGGCTGATCTGCTAAAACAGGCAGGTTACAATGGACATAGGTAACACAGTGACAGTGTGTTACCAACTGAAAAGAGGTAACTATGCGGTTGATAGTAATGACCGTAATAACTTCGCTGATAGCGATAGCAACACCAGCTTCAGCATCAGCTCCAGCAGCAACATTGGAGCAAAGGGTGGCAGCAATGCCAGCCAAGATGCAAGCACAGTTTGCTATTGGGATGTTAGTGGAGAAAGCGTCGGAACAAGAATGCGCTATCAAGATAGCGTTCAAGGAATCTCGCTACCGACAGAATGCAAAGAACAAACACTCGTCCGCTCGTGGAGTATGGCAACTGATGTGGGGAAAACCCACTTGGTCTATATTCAAACAAGCCAGCGAGGCAAACAAGTATGTTCAACATCGGTACGGATCATGGTGCAAAGCGTACAGATTTCACCAAGAAAGGAATTACTTTTAAATGAACCAGCCTGAGTTTCTTGAAGCAGTCTTTAATCATTATGGCTTGACCTTACCGCAAGGTGAGAAGTCAATCCTATGTCCTGTACACGATGATTCAAAGAAGTCTGCTTCGGTGAACTCAGAGAAGGGCGTCTGGGTATGTTATGCCTGTCATGCCAGTGGGTCTGGTATCCACATAGTTATGGCTAGAGAGAACATGACATACCCAGAAGCTCGCAAATGGGCAGAAACAAACATAGGTGCTGAGTCAACTCAGTCACACACGCCAGTAAGTCGTGGCACTAGGAAGACAAGCGGTAGGTGGACACCGCCAAGGTTGCGTAAGTGACAACCATTATTGGAATTCAACAAGACAATGGCTGCATGTTGGTAGCCGATTCCCGCACAACAGCAGGCGGAAGACCCTTCTCACATCAGACAGTTACTAAGATAACTAAACGTGGTAAGTGGTTGGTTGCTGGTGCTGGTGACGTACATCCATGTGATGTAATACAACACGTATGGAAACCACCAGTTATCCCAGCTAATACTAAAGATGAATATCATTTTATGATTACAACAATTGCTCCAAGCATTCGTGATTGCATCAAGGAGTCTGGCTATGTGCCAGACAAAGATGATCCCGATGCTGGCTTTGAATTATTGCTAGCCGTCAATGGAACCATCTACCAGATAGATGATTCTTATTCTGTATACTTGCGTGATGATGGACTGTATGGCATAGGCTCTGGCTCTCAGTGGGCGTTGGGTGCTATGGCTGTCGGTGCAACATGGAAGCAAGCAATGCAAACAGCAGCAAAGAATGACGTGTATACTGCACCTCCATTCATAATCCATAGACAGGAGAAGAAATGATTGACATCGGCAGACTAGGTATCAACATTGGTTGGAATGATTTACATTGCTTTGGATTAGGACTGGAGTTTCATACAATGTACTCAGCCTATGAAGATTTAGATTCGCTTGATATCGTTAGTTACGTAGATGCTCGAGTCTTACGACTCGACTTCTTATTCTTCTTTATCAACTTTACTTTATGGGCAAAGCAGGAATGGGATGAGAACTAATCCAAAGCTAGTAGAGCTTTGGACTAGAGCAGCAGACCAGTACCACGAAAGTCTTATTGGTTCACCAGCCGAAGCCTATCTAGCTAACCGTGGCATCTTAGATTCAGCCGAGTTGTTCAAGCTTGGCTACGTAGCAGAGGTTGCACCTGGTCATGAAGACAGACTTAAGCATCACCTATCCATTCCTTACATTACCAAGGCTGGTGTAGTTGGGTTTAAGTTTCGTCGCATAGATGGTGGTGATCCTAAGTACATGATTCCTACTGGTCAAAAGCATCATCTATACAACGTTGCTGCAATTCTTGGTGCTGTCAATCAGGTACTTATAGTTGAGGGCGAGATAGATGCTATCTCTGCAACAATGGCTGGTTACCCAGCCGTTGCTGTTGCTGGCGTTAATGCTTGGAAGCCACACTTTGCTCGTTGCTTTGATGGAATTGGGCGAGTGGTTATTGCTACAGACAATGATGCTAAAGAGGATGGCTCTAACCCAGGGCAGGAACTAGCCCGCCGATTGCAAGATGCAATCCCTCAATCTGTCCGCGTGTCGCTACCACCTGATAGTGATGTTAACAGTATAATTTGCACACAAGGAGCACAAGCATTGGCTGACCTCGTCAATGCGTTAGACTAAGGGGTGCTGCTTGGCGACTAATGATAACGTCATCCTTGAATTCGAGGAAGACGCACAGAAAATATACGACGAGCTTCTTGCGATTCTTGTAAAGAAGCAAATCGATTACGGTCCACTCAACGTATGGAATGCACCTGGCGGTGCAACCAATGGATTGATGGTGCGTATGTCAGACAAGATAGAACGCCTTAAGAACCTGATATACAAACAGATCAAACCTAATAACGAATCTCTTGAAGATTCGTTCGTTGATCTCGCTAACTATGCAGTCATTGCACTGATGGTACAGCGTGGAGTGTGGGCTAAGTATGCCAAGAAATCGGAATAAGACTTACGAAGAGCAACGCATCTCGCGCATTCGCTCATACGGAATCACTGTTGAAGATTACAATCGCATGCTTGAAGAGCAGAACGGTGGCTGTTACATATGTGGACAGCAAGATAGCAACCGCGCCTTGAGTATTGATCACGACCACAACACTGGCAAGGTGCGTGGTTTGCTATGTTCTAATCACAATCGCGCACTTGGTTTAATGGGTGATGACCCAGAGATTGTACTTGCAGCACACAAGTATTTGGTACAAGCCAGTGAGTGAACTAAGTAAAGACGATCCAATATGGAGTGAGGTCAATGACATCACTAGCACCATTGCTTATTCCTTGTCTAAAAGATTTTCACGCTACACGGAACAAGCTGACATTCGTCAAGCAATGAATGAGTATGCGTGGAAGCGTAAAGATAAGGTATCGGAATACCTTGTTAGGGAAGACCCTATCGAAAAGAAACAAGGATACAAAGCATTTAGTACATTCATCCGTCGTGCTGGCGAGCGGTTCGCTCGCAAGGAAAAGGCAAAGGTTCTTGGTTACGAACTTGGTGATGAATACTTCTATCGTCTGGAGTTAATCGAAGGACTGATCAAAGTTGTTGGCTCTGGTGAAGCGTACTTGGCTAATCAAGTATTTGATCCAGATGTACACGGCGTACAATATAAGAAGCTAGCAAATGAAGGAAACAATTTAGCAGCAATGATTGCTGATGTATCTAAAGCAATGGCTAAGCTTGATCCAAGAATGCAAGGCATTCTCAATTCTAGATTCACCCACGATCTACCACTTGCAGATATCGCTAAGGCGTGGGACATCTCACCTCAACGAGTCGAACAACTAGTAGCTAAAGGTGTTCGGGATATCGCCGATTATCTTGGCGGAAAGAATCCATACCAATGAACTATGAATACGAATGTCCAGGTGATGGACAAGTAATTATTATTGAACGTGGCATGACGGAAGAAGAACAAGAGTACGATTGCCCAGTATGTGGCAGCACATTACGTCGGGTGTACAACGCACCTGGTATTCAATTCAAAGGCGGAGGATGGGGTGGCAATCATGCCCAAGGATAAAGGCAAGATTATGTTGCTTTGGTGCGACAATGGATTGGTTGATGGAAAGTTCACCGAAGGATTAGTTTATTCTGTACTGACGGCAGGTCTTCCAATCGTTAGCGCATCACGCACACAGGGAAATCAAATTGGCAGGCAGCGTCAAGCTGCCTTTGATCTTTGGCATAAGCAAACCGATATTGAGTGGGCGTTGTGGATCGACAGCGACATAGTCTTAACCAATGATGCGCTCTCTAAAGTTTGGGAGTCAGCGCACCAGCATCTACGACCTGCTATTAGTGGAACGTATTTTATTTCCAAGGAGAATGAGCGAGCTCTTATGCAGCCATTTCCTTCTTTGTTTATGGCTCACCCTGAAGATAAGTATGTGATGTCATACGTGCATCCATTGCCAGCAGATCAACTGATCAAGGTGGACTACGCAGGCTTCGGCTTCTTCCTTATCCATCGCAACGCAGCAGATAAGATGCGTGAAGTTCACGGTGACAAGGCTTTGTTTATGGAGACATCAGACGGCAACGATGACAAGTTCATCGGTGAAGACATCCAGTTCTTTATGAAGATGAAAGAAGCTGGCATCCCATTGCATGCACACACTGGCGCAACAGTTAAACACATGAAGAGATTTTCATTTGATGAAGACTTCTATAAGTTGTATTGGGTTACGCACACAGTCGCGGACGCGACACAAAAAAAGGCGGAGGCATAACGCCCCCGCCTTTAGTTATTTACCTACCTACCCCGACTGACATCAGAGAAGAAGTCTTTGACTGCTTGGTCTGCTCGCTTGCATCTCTCATACATCTCACGTTCACCACGTATACGTCCGTAGTAATTACCTACCCAATACATAGTGACTCCCGCAAATATCTGCATGAGTAAAGTGAATCCATTGTAAAACATTATTTGATTACTCCTATTCGTTTTAGTAAATCATCTGGATGTTCGAGCCTTGCTATTGCACCCTTGCCACCGCCCGCATCTGGCGACGAAAGATGAGGAAAAAATTTCTCCGCTTGCAAGCGAGTACTGAACTCCCCCCATGCTTGCAGGGGAGCCCAGTCCGCTAGCTTTGCTACGACTATGAACGATTCACGTTTGGTTCTGGACTTGTCCAGTTCCTCAATGATTTCAATCGCCAGTTCCGCAGCACCTTCGGAGTTGCTATTGTCTGGATCTAGTAGCTTCGCTACTAGTTTTATTTCTGTTGGTCTTGGCTTAGCCATCAGTAGTTCTTCATGCACTGCACGTACTTCTGGTGTTCAGCCAGTGCTTCACGTGCTTCAAGTTCTGTTCTGCGTTCTATCTCTGCGTTGCAAAACCCACAGATAAGTGTGACGCTAGTCAGATGTATCATGCTTCCTCCTTGTCGAACCAAGGCGCACCCTCTACGTGTAGACGTGGGGTTGGCTCTGGGTCTGGTGTGTGTTCTCTTGTAGTTATCTCGCAGTTATCTCCGATGTTCTCGAAGTAATGCATGTGAGCACCAGCCATGAATAGAACTTCCTGTTCATCATCACCGATGCCATAGGTGTCGTGGTATCCACAGTACCACGACCACCCAGCGATAGGTCTGATTCGTAAACTCTTAGGACGAACTGTTAGTTCGTCTTTACCTACGAGCTTACCCATTATCAGGTGCATCCAAGATTATGTCTGTCATAATCTGGTCAGCCTCAGCCTGTAACTCAGGCTCAATTATCTCTGGCTCATCATGCTTTTGTGCATAGATGTGCAGGTAATCAAGTGCCTTGAGTATGTATTGTGCTAGTCGAGGCGTGATGCTTGGTTGTGTATAGGGCATTAGATTCCCTTCGTTAGTAGGGCAAGAGCCTTGCTCTTGATGCGATCGGCTGAGCCGTTGATGATACGTTCAGCACGTGTGTCTTCCGACTTGTGGCTGAAGTGGTCAGCGTATTCAACGATTGCTTGGAACGCACCGTACGCTGTGCCGTACAGTTCTTCTTGTGTACCAGTGACACCCTTATAGATACCCTTGGCTGACTCACGTGCAAGCATTGCTGAATTGTACTGTCGCTTCTGTCCAGTTGTCAGCATTGCGTATGGTGCTTCTTCTACGATAGATGGTAATGACCACATCTTCTTGAAGATGTTATCCACCTCTGTGTCCGTAAGCTTCTCGTTGATTAACTTGTTGCCTACAGTTTCGTAGAACTCAATGCCTGTGTATGTGACTGGGATAATCTTCTTAATGTCCTCAATCTTGAACTCAGCATTGGTTGTGTGCTTGAGAGTATAAGTCGCAGACTTAGAGAAGATGCCTGCGATCTGATTGGTGCAGCGTAGACGTGTCACACTTGGTGCAATCTGCAGTGCAGTTGAACCATCATGTGAGGTACGTGCTACTAGATAGGCAATGTGTTCATCGTTACCAATCTTCACACCCTTTGGTAGTTCGAGCACCATGTAAACCTGTGCTCCACCTTTGACTTCACCAGCGTATGCATACCTTGCATCCCCTGAATCCACCAGTGCATCCAGTGCTGAGAACATCTCTGCATTCTGGAATACTTTGTAACGTCCGCCGACAGTACCTAGTACTGACTGGCTGTTGTCTTTGTTGGTACGGATAGTTGCGAAAGTGTTAGGCACTTCGAGTTGGCTAACACCTGTGTCAGATACAGCTGATGCGTAGACATCAGCGAGTGATACGTGCCAGTCGAGACCAGCCTGTGTTGCTGCATCCTTTGCAGATGTAGCGGATACTTGCTCACCGACAATGCTGTATGCATTACGGCGGGACTTGATTGTTAGTTGTGTCATTTGTTTCTCCTGTCTAGTTGGTTGGCTGAGGGTATCAGATGCGGTTGTTGAAATCAACAATTGCTTCTGAGAGTTGGTCATGATAATGACCCTGATGGCAGATGATTCCTTCTGCTTCAGGACGTATGAACCACGTGACGTATGGGTCAGCCGTACGTCTGAATGGCTCAGGGTTTTGTGTGTCTTCTGTCCATAGACAGAGGGCAATGTAGCCAGATGAATCCCATGCTGGCTTGATGTCAATGATGACCGCGCCATTCCTGACGCGGTCACCTAACTTGGGTACTGAGTGCATTACATTCCCTTTCGTTGTAGGTATCCAACACGTGACTGGTCAATCACGCATTCAGTTGGGTCTTCGTCATGGTCGAAGCGTGGGTCTTCACAGATACCAATCTCTTCGGCTATCTCACGTGCTGCATCCTCATCCTTTGCACGGATCTCGAACGTAGCATCCAGTGTGTAGGTAATCTGTACCTCGTACACCTTCTCGAATACGAGTCGGTTGTTGAACACATTGTTGAGTATGTCATCTAGTTCTGACAGGCTCATGTCTCCGTCTTCGTCGTAGTCATTCTCTTCAATGTAATCATTCACCTTGGTGAATAACTTGCTGACCTTACGTCGGTGCTCGTCAATGATTGAGCGTGAGTTGGTGAGGTCAAGCATGAGTGCTTCGATGCGCTTATCAAGCGCAGCATTCTGCTCCTTGAGGTACACAATCTGTTGCTGGTCTGGCGTTACTACTGGTGCTTCTGTTTCCATTGTGGTGCTCCCTTCGGTTGGTTGGTTATCTATATGCACAGCTAAAGCTGTGCTATCTTGACGCTGGCATGAGCATTTGCAACACTCACACCCGCAATCGTTGCTGTATTCTCCGCAAGATGTGCAGAGCCAGTTACTACATTTGCAATCATCACACATGACTGGCATTAGTTTCCTCCTCCATACTTAGCGAACCACTCTTCTTCACACAAGCAAGGCTTAGTCTCACATGTGCAGACTGGTGGTTGAGATGTGTCTATTACGAGATTATTATTCTTGAGGTACTCAAGAACTAGTTCGTCTATGGTTTCGTAATCCAATCCATAGAAGTGATCGCCCATGTTCACGACCCATCCGTCTTCGACCATGCGGTCGAAGGCTTCTTCACGTGTGGATGTGGGCTCAATGTCCCACTCTTCGGGCTGTTTGTAGTAGGTCTCGAGAGTCTGCCAGATAGCGAGGTCGTGCATACCTGGGCGGTTCATTGCTTCTCGGTATTGCTGAAGCAGGAAGTTCACCTGCTCAATGCGGAATGATGCGTTCATTTGTTACCTCATTTCTTGGTTGAACTAAATCGAATGTCGGCTTTGCCGTTGACGCATAGCCCACAAGATACGCAGGCTGAGCCACTCTTTGAGATGAGTGGGATTTGCTTGGTAAGTGCAGGACATTTCGCACCTACTTTGCCAGTGATGCGTACCATTTCATCCTCTGCATCTGCGAATGTGTTGGATAGGTACGCTAGTTTGGTGTCAGTCTCACGCCGAATTTGTTCGGCAATGTGTTTGTTCTCTTCGTCTGTGCTGTAGTACAGCGACAGATTGTCGAGACCAGATAGTGAGTACGCTGCAGATTCAACACGTGTATAGCACCAGAACTGCACGTCTGGATGCATCATGATTACCTTCTGCCATGCATACTCATAGGTAGTGTTGAAGAAGTCGCCGTCCCAATGGATGCGGAATAACTTAGGCGCATTCCGTCTCTCACAGTCCTTGATGAAATCAAGTATCATGTCATCAAGTAAGTCAACCATTTGGTTGACGTCGGCATCCTTCAGTAGTTGCCAGTTGTGAAGGAGAGTTTCCCTCACTCCCTTATAAACACGCTCGAGCTTGCCTGCATAGCACACTTTCTCACAGATGCTGGTTGCATTAGGACATGAGTATGCCTTGCCTGCTGGTAAGCCGAACGCATTAGCGATTGCAGACTGCTTGCCATTTGGTGTGACTAGGTTGGTTACCTTGCGGTCATTGCTTCGCTTTAGTGTTGCTTGCATTGCTATCTCCTTTCGGTTTGGTTGGGTTATTCAAGAGCATAGATTCTCTATGCTATAAAGAACACACGTCACTCGTGATCGTATGTACACCATGGTTCAAGGTGGTGTGCTTCGACTATGGTGTAGGCGGGAGCCGTAGGATAGCCCCGCCATGTGACACCTTCAGGCAAGTTGATTTGCTTATGAGTTAGCCCATCAGATACTGCATAGATAGCCTCAATGCAAGGGTCAACCATGCTCAGTGGCACAGGTGGGTAGTGATTACTGCGTAGTTGTATTGCTATGGATTGACGAATGTCAATCACGTTTTCTGCTAGGTCTTGCGCTGTGTTGCGTCCCATTAGATTACCTCCTTGATTTCTACGGCTTTGCCGTATCGCCAGATGAACTTCTCGAACTTATCTCCGTCAGGAGATGCGTCCTCTTCTTGCATTGCCTTGCTTATGTGTCCTTCGGTGTCGTCGATTACGAAGAGGACAGAATCCTCTACGTATTCCCACCAATCGCCGTTCTCATTTGCTATGTACTTGGTCATGCATTTACCTCCTTGGCTATGTCTTTGTGTACTTCACACTCTTTGAGCGTGTCTTCATCTATGAATGAACCATAGTTGCACTTCGTGCAGAGATAGTTCTCACAGGTTTCGCACATTTCCATTTGGTCTAGTGCTCCGCACTGTCTGCACTTGTCGTTGTATTCTTCGGTGGTTTCTTCGCAACCATTGTTATAGACAATGGTTCCACCCCAGCCACCCTCTTCTTCGAACTCGAGCTCAAGCGTGGCTGTTGGATACTGGCGTGAGAGTTCGAGCATTGCTTCGTTCGGTATGCCCCATGCTGTATCAAAGTTATAGAAAGTTTCGCCATCACCTTCGGTGAAGTCATCCTTTTCGTACACTTCTTTGGCTTCCCACTTCACACCCCAGTTGCGGATGTTCCAGTTGTACCAGTGGTCACGCCCGCTCTGGTCATGTGTCACTGGGTTGTCATGGTATGCATCAAGGTCAGTAGGCTTGATGATGTTCCAAAATGAGAATGGTTGTTCAACCATTTCTTTTACTCGCTCGTTGGTTTTCCAATCGAGATACTGTGTTTCATAAGGCGCAGATACTTGCGCCCTAATCTGTGCTAGAACTTGAGGCTCTGCCTCAATGACTAATGAATTGAATACCCAATTAGGCATTTGTGTATTCCTCCTTTGCTTGTCCGTAGTTGATGTGAGTATCGAACGGAACTCCGTTCACTGTCTTGTTGACGAAGTCAACAGTTACTACTTCGTCCCAGAAATCGGACGTATCTTCTGTCACGTATAGTCCGAAGCCTGTCTCTGATTGCCATTGGTCACCGATTAGTTGTGAAACAACTATCCGAGTACCATAAGTCGGGTCATCCCAGCGTGGTCGTGCCTTGTCTAGTGCATAGGCAAGGTCAATCTCCCATGAGTCTGCGCCCCAGTGTGAGTAAAGCGTTAGGTTCTTACCTGATTCGTCTTGCTTGAAGACGAAGTTGACACGTGCTCCCATTAGATTTCTCCTATCTCTTGTAGTTTGTCTAGTGCTTCAGTCATGGCTTGATGCCATGAAGTTCCGTTTGTCTCAATGAGTACGCGATCGTTTGCGAACTCGACCCAGTAGCGTGTACCACGAGGTGCGTTCTCATCTTCCTGCCAGTTCAGTTTGACTTGGTAATCCATGTCATTCCTCCTCATCTTCACAGTCACTGCCGAACAACTTTTGCCAGCAGGTATTACAAGTGCCAGAGATGAGCAACTCTCTGTCTCCGACAGATAAATCAGGGAAGATGTCTTGCATGTAGCGTCGCTCCGAGCGAGGCATTTCGAGTTCAATCAACTGCTCGTTTGTGCAAGGGATGTGTGTAATCTTTCCGCATAAACGACAGTCCACTGCAAGGTAAGTGCTTGTTGACATTTGTTGCTCCTTTCTAAGCGACAAAAGAGGGGACAGCGATTTGCCGTCCCCCCTAAATAAGCAGACTTCGTCTGCTATCTTTGACGTGCAAGCCATTGGCGTACGACGCGACGAGCGAGGTACATACCAGCGACGAAGCCAGACATAAACAGTGCTATTGCCAAGGCAATAAAGTCTCCGTAATACATTAGGCGACACCTCCCTTCAGAGTGAGGTAAGCCTTTGGCTCAACCTTTGCAATCTCGCTCGAGATGAGCGCGAAGTTTGGGTAAGCCTTGAATGCTGATAGAATCTGCTCAATCTTCTTCGAAGATTTAGCGGTGTTAGTAGTGATGCGTACCTTGGCGAAGATGCGCTTGTCATCTGGCTTGGATACGTGGACAACGCCGTTCTTCACGACTGCTGTCAGTGTCTTAGTTTCAACTGTTCTCATGGTTATCCTGCTTTCTGCCTTTCGGACTTTCCGATTTCGGCGACATTATTCAAAACAAATCTTCGATTTGTTATCAAAGAAAAGACAGGTGTGTGCGGATCATGCGCGAGCTGCAACTTGCCCATCTGCGTAGCCCATAGCCCAAGCGTTACGCCCTGCGTGATGCCCGCTATAGGGCATACACGCCACGTAGCGGGGCGGACATGGCATGCCGTACCCGCAGGCTCAAGGTGTGCCGACTCACCGAGGATTTACGCTCAAGATTTGACATTCGGCTCGAGGTATGAGATGATTCTCCTTGTCGGTCGAGGTGGTCTCGGCTTGAACGAAAGGATGAAGCAAGATGAACACAGCATGGACAAAGGATGATTTACTCGTTGACCTACAGGCAGAGGTGCAAGAGGTGAAAGCGTTTTACAACGTGCCTAGCCTGAATCACGTGCCTGACTTCGAGTTGGTTCCATTGCGCGAAGCACAGTTAGGCGACTTGGTTCCGCTTAGCAAGGGTCGCGTAGGTATCGTGTTCGACCGCGTGGAGAATCGTGGCGTGGTTGAGTTCGCTATCGTAGGCGACACGCTCCGCGTAGTTATGAAGAGGATTTCGCTATAAGATAGTTCAGCAAGCCCCCGCGCTCAGGTGAGAGTTGCGGGGGTTTTGCCATGCCCAGACGCATCATGCGCGGGCGCGGGCGGGGGAAACCCTGCCCTTTTTTTTGTGTCCGCAGCCCTATCGACCCCCAGCATGTTTAGCCCCACCCCCCCTCCGCCCCCCACTATCAGCTAAATTATTTTCACCAGAAAACCAGTCTGACCAGCACTTTTATATAACCAAGAAAAAAAGTTTTAATTTGCTCTTGAAACACGCCGACGCTCTAGACCCCTATATAAGTGTAACGGCGAAGTTCCACTGAGCCGATAAAGCGGGCTTAATGCCCGCTATAAAGAACTTATATGCATAAGTGGGGATACTTCTGTCCAGACCCCTGTGGACCCCTACAGCCACTGGAGGAACGTTGGAAAGACAATTATCACCAGAGGAAGCCAGAAAGGAACTGATCAACCTGGTGCGCCAAGGGCGCACTATTGCTGACGCATTAAAGGTTGTTGGTCGCTCTCGCTCCTGGTACGACACACAACGCCGAGAAGCTCAAGGCTTCTCAGCTTTGGTAGATAACGCTCGATTTAGAACACAAGACCTCGCCGATGAGGCTCGGTCTAATTTGTCTGATTTTGCTGAGTTCTCGGAAAAGTACCTTGGTACGGTCGTACCCCCTCATATGATGAACGTGGTCGATATGTTGGAAGGCAGAGATCCTTCCTGGTTACACGATTCAATGGTTTATGAAAAAGGGTCGGCGGGCTTGTCCCGCCTCTTGGTAAACGTTCCACCGAACCACGCCAAGACAATGACGATCACGATTAACTATGTGACCTACCGCATTGTAAAGAATCCCAACATCAACGTCATGGTTATTTCCAAGACGCAAGAGCAGGCTAAGAAGTTTCTCTACGCTATCAAGCAGCGATTAACTCACCCTAGGTATGCAGACCTTCAGGTCGCCTTCGGTCCTGTAGATGGCTACAAAGCAACCGCTGACCAATGGTCAGCCAACAAGGTTTATCTTGGTGGAGACACCAGAGATTCAGATGCCAAAGACCCAACGATCGAAGCGATCGGTATGGGTGGGCAGGTTTACGGAAACCGTGCAGACCTCATCGTCCTCGATGACGTCGTCACTCTCTCTAATGCGGGAGAGTGGGCTAAGCAGCAGGAATGGATCAGACAGGAAGTTGCTTCTCGTCTCCCACCTGGCGGTGGTCAACTCTTGGTAGTTGGTACTCGCGTTGCTGCGGTTGACTTATACAAAGAACTCCGCAACCCACAGCATTACACCGACGGCATATTGCCTTGGTCATATTTGTCCATGCCAGCAGTACTTGAGTACGCTGACGAACCAGAGGATTGGAAAACTCTCTGGGCGAAAACTACAGTCCCACTCACTGACACTGACGTGCCAGATGAGAATGGAATGTATGATCGATGGACAGGACAGCGTCTTGCTGCTGTCCGAAACGAGGCTGGACCATCTAAGTGGTCACTGGTTTACCAGAACCTCGATATTGCGGAGAATGCAATCTTCGACCCGATGTGCGTCAGAGGCGCAGTAAACGGAATGAGAAAGTCGGGTGCTTTGATTGCAGGCGCAGCAGGTCATCCTGACAACTCCCAGAGTTTCTATAGGATTATTGGTATCGACCCAGCGATGTCTGGTGATACGGCAGCTGTTGCTTACGCGGTAGATCGCAGAACACATAAACGCTACATCATGGATGTTCACATCATGACGGCTCCTACACCTGCAGCTATCCGCACTCTTATCAAGGAATGGACAGACGCCTACAAACCTCAAACGGTTATTGTAGAGAGCAACGCCTTTCAGCTTTTCTTAACGCAAGACGAAGAGATTCGTAACTTCCTGTCGACCAGAGGTATCAACTATCGACCTCACTACACAGGAAACAATAAGCAAGATCCCGAGTTCGGCGTAGCCTCACTCGCACCGTTGTTTGGCTCAATCACCAAGCGTGATGGAGTCATGAACAATTTTAAACACGCTGGCGACAACTTAATCGAGTTGCCAGATTCTTCAAAGAACGAACACGTCAAGAAACTTATTGAGCAACTTGTCACCTGGCAACCAGGAGTACAAGGCAAGAAACTAAAGATGGACGCCGTTATGGCACTTTGGTTCTGCGAGATTGTAGCTCGAGAAACTCTCTTGACTTCAACCAATGTACCTAACTTCCTAAGTCACCAATACACAACACGTGGTGATATGGAAAGCAGATACATCATCAACCTAGATGACCTTGCTGCAGCGCAGCATACTGTGAGATTGTGAAATTAATGAAAGAACTAGTAGTAGCATTTGAGGCTTTGAAAGTCCGCAATGCCGAGCGCGATAAGCGCATGCGCGAGGTTTCGCTTGTAAGAGCGGGAGCAGCAGAGCAAGTCTTTCCTGGTCTATTTCCAGAAGGTGTTTGGTCGCGTCCTATCGTTGCCAACCTCATCGACGTTGTGGCTCGAGATCTCTCTGAGCAAATTGGCGTTCTTCCTACCATTACAGCTGCTGGCGATTCATCACTAGATGACAACCAGCGTACCAAAGCCGACAAGCGTACAAAGATTGCCAACTATTATGTTGCAGCTTCACGCCTTGGTACGGAGCTTCTGCGTGGCGCAGATCAGTTGATCACTTACGGTTTCGTCCCACTACGTGTCGAACCAAACTTTAAAGAAAAAAGACCACACATCCATGTTGAGAATTCAATGGGTGCTTACTTTGATATTGATCGCTTTGGTGTTGTAAACACCTACGCTCGTCTATATCACCGTAAGGCTGGCGATCTTGCTGCTAGCTTCCCCGAAGTAGCAGATCAAATTCTTCAGACATCTACATTCGGTCAGCGCACTGACAACAACTCACTACTTCAGGTAGTTCGTTGGATTGACAAAGACAAGACCGTTTTATTTTTACCAGAACGTAACGGAGCAGTCCTTGCCTCAACACCAAACAAACTCGGTAAAGTCCCAGTTGCGATTGCTTTCCGTCCTTCGCTTGACGGCGAGCAACGCGGACAATTCGACGACGTCCTTCCAGTCTACGCAGCAAAAGCACGTCTTGCGCTCCTTACGATGGAAGCAGTTCAGAAATCTGTTGAAGCTCCTCTTGCACTGCCTACTGATGTTACTCAGCTTACCGTCGGTCCTGATAGTGTCATTCGTTCAAACAGCCCTGAAAAGATTCGTCGTGTAAATCTCGATGTACCACAATTTGCATTTGCAGAGAACAACGTTCTAGCAGATGAAATGAAACTTGGAACACGCTTCCCTCAAGCACGTGCGGGTCAAGCGGAAGGATCAGTAGTTACAGGTCAAGGCGTAAAGGCTTTGATGGCTGGATACGATTCACAAGTTAAGATTTCACAGTCTATCCTTGGTGAAGCAATCGGTCAGGTTGTTTCTCTTTGCTATGCAACAGATGAAGTTTACTTCCCTGAATTAACTCGGGAAGTTTCAGCTACTGCCAATGGCGTACCTTACAAGTTAAAGTACAAACCATCTTCAGATATTAACGGTAACTACGGTGTTACTGTTGAATACGGATTAATGGCAGGGCTAGATCCAAACCGTGCTTTGGTATGGGGCTTGCAGGCTCGTGGAGATAAGTTGATTTCACGTGGCATGCTACGTCGCAACCTTCCAATTTCGCTCAACGCTGGAGAAGAAGAGCGGGCAATTGACATCGAAGAGATGCGTGACAGCCTTAAGGCTTCTGTATCTCAACTTGCTGCTGCGATTCCACAAATGGTTTCGCAAGGTCAAGATCCGATGCAAGTTGTTGAAAAGATGGCTAGCGTTATTAATGATCGCAAGAAGGGCGTACCGCTCGAGGATGCAGTTAGTAATGCGTTCAAGCCAAAACCAGCACCCACACCAGCACCTGGCGCACAAGCACCAGAAGCTGAAACACCTGGATTACCAGGTGAACCACCTATGGGTGGTGGACAAGCACCACAAATGCCACAGGGTAGACCTCCTATGCAAGAACTTCTTGCTGGTCTAACAGGTGGCGGTAACCCCAATCTATCGGCGAGAGTAACTCGCCAGATCCCAGCATAAGGAGAAACAATGTTCGGAAAGCAAGGAAAGCCAGCTAAGGCAATTATGGGCGCAACAACTGTAGTACCAAAGGGAAAGCCTGGCGGTAAGGCAATGGGCGCAGGAAACGTAAAGCAAGGACTTACCCCAAAGGGTATCAAGGGAAACAAAAACAAGCTTAAGTAAAGGATAACCATGGCAGCCAAGAAACCAAAAGCTCCAAAGAAGTTTAAGCAGGCTCGTTCGGCTGCCAAGGCTGATGCTAAGGCAGCGTTTAACGGTAAGGTTCAAGCACGTCGTAAGGACATCACAGGTAAGTTAACTGCTGAAGACAAGCAAGTACTTCGTGAAGTATCCAAGGAATCACGTGCTGGAATCATTACTGGTCCAGATGGAAAGTCAATTAACGTCGGCAAGCCAACAGAGACTGCAGCAGAAAGATTTGACCGTGAAGGTCGCCAAGCACGTGAAGCATTCCGTTCAAAGATGCGAGCAGAGTTTGGTACTTACGGCGGAAAAGCAGCAACACCTCTTGATCTAGGAGAAGTGCCATCAACACCAGCAAAATCTGCAGCGAAAGCTGCTCCTGCGAAAGCAGCAAAGACAAAGGCTACAGCACCGAAAGCGACAAAACCTGTTGCGGAAACAGCTGCAAAACCTTCTGTCAAGCCTGCAACTAAAGGCTATGCAGCAGGTAAAGAACTTAATGCTGCTGGTCAAGCTCGTTATGACGAACTTATTAAGCAAGGTGTAAAGCCAAAGTCTGCACTTAATAAGGCTTTATTTGCACAGGAAAAAGCTGCAGGTAAGCCAACTGCAAAGGCAACAGAATCTTTGGCAAAGCCAAAGGTTAATAAGCCAAAGGTGACCAAGACAGGTGCAGGTATTGCCGAAGGTGGAGAACTTAAAACAGCAGATCAGGTAGCAACTTACAAGGATGCGGTCAAGCGCGGTATTCCAAAGGGCGAAGCAATGCGTATTGCTCAAGGAAAAGCAACTGCAACCAAGGCAACTGGAACAGATGTAGCAGTTCGTGCAAAAGGAACTGTGGCAGCAAAGGGTAAAGAAGTTGCAGTAAAAGAAGCAGATGCAGTAAAGGGCGCAGCAGCTAAAGCTGGACGCTTTGGACGACTAAAGGGTATTGGCAAAGCTGGTCTCTATGGTGGTCTTGCAGCAGAAGCAGTATCTGCTGTTAAGGGTTCAAGCGAAAAAGACTTTAAAGAAATTCAACGTCTTGAAAATAAGCTTGCAGCTCTTCAGGGTAAAGCACCTAAGTATAAGAACATGGGTAGCAACAAGAATCCTCTTGAGTCTATGAAGGCAGATGCTTCAACACTTGCATCATTGTCTACATTTGGTCTTATTGGTAAGACACGTCGTGAACGTATGGATGAACTCAACGCAAAGATCGATAAAGCGCAAGCTAAAAAGAATAAAGCAATTGCTGCTGCTCGTGCTGCTAAGCCAGGAATACTTCCAGGTTCACACGTAAGCTCTTCTAAGATTGAGAAGACATACACACCAAAGCCAGGAGCACCATCTGTTGGTGCAGGTGGTTCGACCATCAAGCCAGCACAAGGTTCTACATATGTAGTAACTAAGGGCGATACTCTTTCAGGTATCGCAAAAGCAGCTGGAGTATCTCTTTCAGATATTCACGCAGCAAACCCAATCTTTAAAAAGAATGCCAAGTATAAGCAAGGCAACATGATCTGGTCAGGAACAAAGGTCAAGATCCCTACAATTCAGAAATAGGTAACTTATGTCATTGATGCAACCAAACCCTGGAGCGGTTGCTGGACCAGGTAAGCTGACTAAGCGTACTGACCTTCCACCAAAGCAGGGGATAAAGCGTTTGCCTAACCCTGCTTATGGTGAGCAACAGGCATTTATGGGTCAAGAGCAAGCTGCTCCTATGGCTAAAGCTGGAAATCCATTAGGAAGTGTTATTCCTTTGCATGCTCCAAGCATGCGACCAGATGAACCAGTTACTGCTGGTGTCGATGTTGGTCCAGGACCAGGTAGTGAAATCCTTGGATTGAAATCACCTATTGATACTCAACTGCAAGATCTTTCAGTTCTTGCTAAGTACATGCCATTAATGGCTAAGTTTGCGGATTCGCCACAATCAAGTGGAACAATGAAAGCATTTGTTAATTATCTACGGAGTCAAACTCAATGAAAGTTCTACAGAAGTTCGAGCAGAACCTCGAGTTTTTGGGATTTGATATGGCTCCAGTTGCATGGGATTTAGCTCGCTTCCCCTTCGAGTCCGATACAGATCGTGTAGCACTGTTACAAGAATTGACGGCTCGAGAGGAGGCTCCACCAAGTGGCGGACAACCAGCTTGATTGGTCAGTATGGGATAGCCAAATCTCACAAACTGCACCTGGACCTACCTTCTCAAAGGTAGAGAGTTTTCAAAAGCAGACATT